TCATTTTTCTTAACAGATATTGCTAACGAAATTCGTTCAAATCCAAGCGGTATAGACAAAGAAGATATGCAAGTAGCAGGTACATTACTTAAAATGTCAAAGGCATCTGTAGAAACAGAAGAGCCAAAATCAGCAGATACAAGAATAAATGAAATGCTTGAAGAAGCATTCTCAAAGTTTGATAGTGATAAAGTTATCAAAGAACAAAATAAAATAGATGAAGATGATGCTGAGTTGAAATATTCAATGAAGAAACCAACACTTGATGATTTAATCCAAATGTCAAATGAAGCAAATTACGAGATGGGCGATGTAGTTGTATTTGGTATGAAAAATCATCCAGCATATCGTTTTGATTTACACAGCGAACTTAAAGATTATATGGAAAGAGTGCGAGTAGGTTCTACTCATTCTGGAACTGACCACTCAGGTTATCTTAATATGAAGGTTTCTGAGATTGCAGATAATATTGATGGTATGGCAATCGTTGCAGTTGAAGACGGTGGCAAAGTTAAATCACTGGTAGGATGGTCTTCAGAAGACGAGATTAATCCACCAAAGACAGATGATGAGCAATCTGGCGAAGATGAAGATGGAGCATTCGCATCAGGACCAGATGATGACCAAGTTAGAATGAGACATCTAGCAGGTGTTGATGATTTTTAAAAATATGTCATTTTCTAGTTGACAAATACACATCAATTGTGTTATAATAAAGGGAGTTAAGTGCTTCCTTTTTTATGGTTTAAATTATTTTCACTACAATCTTGAAGTTAAGAAAACTCACAAAAAGGAGCATTTAACTCTTGACTTTTGAAAAAAAGATAAGTATAATAGTATCATTAGTAATTTAAATGATACATTTAGGCTAATATAACTAATATACAAAATAACTAATAACGGCTAATATAGGAGAAAACTATGGCTACACTAGCAGAAATACGTGCGAAACTACTCGCACAAGACAACAAAGCATCAGAGAACTCACAGGCAAATCGTGGTTCAGATGCTGTCTACACTTTCTGGAATATGGATAACGACAATACAGCAGTATTGAGATTCCTTCCAGATGCAGACCCCACAAACACATTCTTTTGGAAAGAACGACAAGTTGTAAAACTTCCGTTTCCAGGTGTTAAGGGTGGAGATGAACAAAAACGAGTAATCGTTCAAGTTCCTTGTGTTGAAATGTGGGGAGAACCATGCCCAATTCACGCAGAGATTCGTCCTTGGTTCAAAGATCCAGCAATGGAAGATATGGGTCGTACATATTGGAAGAAACGTTCTTACGTTTTTCAAGGATTAGTTGTTACCGATCCAATTGGTGGTGAACAACCAGAAAATCCAGTACGTAGATTTATTATCGGACCACAAATCTTTAAGTTGTTAAAAGCGGCTTTGATGGACCCAGATATGGATAATCTACCAACAGACTATGAACAAGGAACTGACTTTCGTCTTACTAAGACTCAAAAAGGACAATTTGCTGACTATTCAACTTCAAGTTGGTCACGCAAAGAACGTTCATTGAATGAAGAAGAACGTGCGATAGTTGAAACGCATGGTCTTTTTGACTTGAATGAGTTCATGCCAAAACGTCCAACGGAAGATGATATGCAAGTAATCAAGGAGATGTTTGAAGCATCTGTTGATGGTGAATTATACGACCCTGTAAAATGGGGACAGTATTATAAACCTTATGGATTAGATGTTCCTATGGGTACTAAAACTGCAACTGCAACTCCAACTGCTCCAAAAGTAGAAGAAGTTAAAGTAAAAGCAGAACCTGTTGCGGAAACACCAACTCCGACACCGACTCCAGCACCAGTAGTAGCAGAAACTACAACTGATGCTCCGAAGGCCGATGCGGCAGATATCTTAGCAATGATTCGAAGCAGAAAAACTGACTAAGAACCAACATGAGTGTGGGGAGTAAATCTCCCCATACTTTACAATATATTAGGAGAAAAATATGGCAAGAGCCTTCGATGCGAGTAAATTTCGCAAATCTATAACGAAATCTGTTCCTGGTATGAGTGTTGGTTTTAGAGACCCAGACACTTGGATATCAACAGGAAATTATACATTAAACAAACTTATTAGTGGTGACTTTCATAAAGGTGTACCACTGGGCAAAGTAACAGTCTTTGCTGGTGAGAGTGGAGCAGGAAAATCATTTGTAGCGGCAGGTAATATTGTTAAAGCCGCACAAGACCAAGACATATTTGTAGTACTAATCGATAGTGAAAACGCACTAGATGAGGCATGGTTACATGCCCTTGATGTAGATACTACACCAGAAAAATTATTAAAATTAAGTGTATCAATGATTGATGATGTTGCTAAAATCATTTCAGACTTTATGAAAGGTTACAGAGATGACCACGGAGATACACCAGACGCAGACCGTCCAAAAGTATTATTTGTCATTGATAGTTTAGGAATGATGATGACCCCAACCGATGTTGACCAGTTCAATCGTGGCGATATGAAAGGTGATATGGGTCGTAAACCAAAAGCCTTAGCGGCACTAGTAAGAAATAGTGTTAATATGTTTGGACAATATAATATAGGTATGGTAGCAACTAATCATACATACGCATCACAAGATATGTTCGACCCAGATGATAAAATATCAGGTGGTCAAGGATTTATCTACGCATCTTCAATTGTGGTAGCAATGAAGAAACTTAAGTTAAAAGTAGATGCTGATGGTAATAAAACATCTCAAGTGCATGGTATTAGAGCGGCGTGTAAAGTAATGAAAACTCGTTACTCAAAACCATTCGAAGGAGTTCAAGTAGAGATTCCTTATGAAACAGGAATGAATCCATATAGTGGATTAGTTGAGTTTTTTGAGGCAAAAGGGTTACTAGTAAAACAAGGTAACCGATTGAAATATAACACAAAATCAGGTGAAGAGATGATTGAATTCCGTAAGAATTGGACACCAGAAAAACTTGATATCATTATGAATGATTGGGAAGATGATAATCTTGAAGATGAAAAACATGGATTAGAACAACAAGAATCTGAAACAGTATAAAAGGTCAATATATATAAATACATCGCTTATGAATATTAGATATTGAGGAGACTTTTTTGGAAACAGAATCACTTTACGAATTGTGGGAAAATATGCTTCCCTACATTCCAGGCAAAGATAGAATAGAAGCAGGAGAGATATTTATTAAACAGTGTGATGATTTAGGAATGAGTATTGAAGATATTGATTTACTAATTGATGGCGATGCGGTATTAGAAGTTGCACTAGATAGATATTTTGAAGACGATGATGATTATGAAGATGAAGACGATGATTGGGACTAATGAATTGGTATAGCAAAATAGTAAAAGATTGGAGTGAAATTCCAAATTGTATTCAATTTTTTGAAAATGAAATCACGGAAGCAAGAAAAGAAGTAAAAATACACGGAAACATTGAGAAAAATTCTACTAGACTTCCTGCGTATGTTGAGTTGCGTTTCGGCCAATTACAAGAGATAGAAGCAATATTAGAACATCTAAATATTCAGTTACGCAAAAAGAGAAGTGAATACTTGAGAAAGTATTTAGAAAACTATAACAAAGTTTTAAGTAGCAGAGATGCTGAGAAATACGCAGACGGCGAAGATGAAATTGTTGCGATTGGGGAATTGATAAACCAAGTGGCACTGGTGAGAAATCAATACTTAGGAATAACAAAAGGATTCGAAATTAAACACTTCCAACTGACAAATATTATTAAATTACGTGTTGCAGGGATGGAAGATTCAGAAATTACTACATATTAGGGACCTAGAGGACAATGACTGATATTTATATAGTTAAACGAAACGGAGAAAAAGAAGACTTAAATTTAGAAAAAATGCACAAAGTTGTGATGTTTGCTTGTAAAGATATAGCAGGAGTATCAGCAAGTGAAGTTGAATTAAAATCTCATATTCAATTTTACAATGAAATGACAACTGAAGAAATACAAGAAACACTTATCAAAGCCGCGGCGGAATTAATATCAGAAGATACTCCCAACTATCAATGGGCCGCAGGCAATTTAATCAATTATCATATTAGAAAAGAAGTATATGGAGCATTTACTCCATGTCATGTATTTGAATTGGTCAATCAGAATGTTAAATCTGGATTTTATGATAAAGCATTATTAGAAGACTATTCAGAAGAAGAATGGGAAAAGATTAATGGTTTCATTAGACATGATAGAGATTTTGATATCACTTATGTTGGAATGGAACAATTTCGAGGAAAATATTTAGTTCAGAACAGAGTTACACATAAGATATACGAAACTCCACAAATGGCATATGTTCTAATTGCGGCAACATTATTCAGCAAATATCCAGAAGAAGAAAGATTAAAGTGGGTTAAAGATTATTATGATGCTATTAGCACTTTTGATATCTCATTGCCAACGCCTGTTATGGCAGGAGTTCGCACACCACAAAGACAATTCAGTAGTTGTGTATTAATTGAAACAGATGATTCTTTAGATTCAATCAATGCTACGACTAGTTCTATAGTCAAATATGTCTCTCAGAAAGCAGGAATTGGGATTGGTGCGGGCAGTATCCGTGCTATAAACTCACCAATTCGTAACGGTGACGCATCACATACAGGTGTTATTCCGTTCTATAAGATGTTTCAAGCGGCAGTTAAGTCATGTTCACAAGGTGGTGTTCGTGGTGGAGCGGCAACATTATATTATCCTGTTTGGCATTATGAAGTAGAAGACTTACTTGTATTAAAGAACAATAAAGGCACAGAAGATAATCGTGTTAGACACATGGATTATGGCGTTCAGTTCAATAAATTGATGTATGAACGTCTAATGACAGGTGGCAATATTACATTGTTCTCACCACAGGATGTTCCGGGTCTATATGACGCATTTTTTAATGACCAAGAGAAGTTTAAAGAATTATATGAAAAAGCAGAACGCAAAACGTCTCTTCGCAAGAAAACAGTGCCTGCTATTGACTTATTTTCGTCATTTATGACTGAACGTAAGAATACGGGTCGTATATATCTAATGAATGTTGACCATGCTAACGACCATGGTGCTTTCGATTCAGACCTAGCACCGATTAAACAATCAAATCTATGTTGTGAAATTAATCTTCCAACTAAACCACTGAATAGTGTCTTTGATGAAGAGGGCGAAATTGCTCTCTGTACACTAAGTGCCATCAATTGGGGAAATATTAGAACACCGGAAGATTTTCAGAAACCTTGTGAGTTGGCAGTAAGAGGACTTGATGCTCTGTTGAGTTATCAAGATTATCCACTCGTTGCGGCAGAGTTATCAACGATTAACAGGAGACCTTTGGGCGTAGGCATTATAAATTTTGCGTATTGGCTGGCAAAAAATGATATGACTTATTCGGAAACTAATTTAGATTTAGTTGACGAATGGGCAGAAGCCTGGAGTTATTATCTCATTAAAGCATCAAATCAATTAGCCCAAGAGAAAGGACCTTGTCCTAAAACAGATGAAACAAAATATGGACATGGTATTGTGCCAATTGATACTCGTAAGAAAGAAATTGATGAACTCGTCCCTCATAAAGAGAGAATGGATTGGAAATCTCTTAGAGAAGACCTTAAAGAATTCGGAATAAGAAATTCGACACTAATGGCTCTAATGCCAGCAGAAACATCGGCTCAAATTTCTAATTCCACAAATGGAATAGAACCACCGAGAAGTTATGTGTCAGTTAAACAATCTAAGCACGGAGTGTTAAAACAAGTTGTTCCTGGCATTCATAAACTAAAAAACAAGTATGAACTTTTGTGGGACCAAGAATCTCCAGAAGGATACTTAAAGATTATGGCAGTATTACAGAAGTATATCGACCAAGGTATATCAGTTAATACAAGTTATAATCCTGTGTTCTTTGAAGAAGAAAAGATACCAATGTCAGTAATGTTACAACATCTTATTATGTTTTATAAATATGGTGGAAAACAGTTGTATTACTTTAATACATTTGACGGCCAAGGTGAAATAAATCTTGATGGTGATTTAATGGACAAGAACGAAGAAGTGCCTTATGGACAATATGGTTCTCCAATAGATGATGATGATGAATGTGATAGTTGCACATTATAATAATGTAGAGAAAGAAAATGAATAACAGTTTTCACGACAACGAGGCAGAGATTACTTGCACAGACAATGGCAACGTTGTTACTGCTGAAATTGATGATTTTAGATTAGAAGACTCGCTAAACGCATTTATTGCCACTAATAAAATTCATATGAAATGGAACGGTAGTGTATATGTAGGCAACGCATTTGGTATGGAATTTACTACTAAAGGTCCAAGATACTTAGGAAAAAATTAAATGACCGTATTTAACGCAAAAAACAAACAAGACCACACGAAAGCAAAAGCATTTTTAGACCCGTCTGGTGGCGTAACAATTCAACGTTATGATACGTTGAAATACAAACAGTTTGATAAACTAACAGATAAGCAGTTGGGTTTCTTCTGGCGTCCAGAAGAAGTTGATGTTATGAGAGATGCTAATGATTTTAAAAATTTAACAGAACATGAACAACATATCTTTACATCAAATCTAAAACGTCAAATCTTGTTAGATAGTGTACAAGGTCGTGCGCCTAGTGAAGCATTTGGACCACTTATTAGTATTCCAGAACTAGAAGCATGGACTACAACTTGGACATTTAATGAAACAATTCACTCACGCAGTTACACACATATCATTCGTAATGTGTATGCTAATCCAAGTATTGTGTTTGATGAAATGATGGACATTAAAGAGATTTTAGATTGTGCTGATGATATCAGTAGAAATTATGATGAACTTATTGACCTTTCATTGAAATATAAATTGCTTGGAGAAGGCAAACACACAATCAATGGTAAAAAAGTTGAAGTTGATTTGTATGAAATTAAAAAATCACTCTATAAGGCTCTTATGAGTGTAAATATTTTAGAAGGTGTTCGTTTTTATGTTTCGTTTGCGTGTAGTTGGGCATTTGCTGAACTCAAGAAGATGGAAGGCAATGCTAAACTTATTAAGTTAATCGCACGAGATGAAAATCTTCACTTAGCATTTACACAATCACTTTTGAAAATTCTTCCTAAAGATGATAAAGATTATAAAAAAATTGCTAAAGAAACCGAAGAAGAATGTATTCAAATGTTTGTAGAAGCAGTTGAACAAGAAAAAACATGGGCACAATATCTATTTAAAGATGGTTCTATGATTGGATTAAACGCACAATTATTGAGTGATTATATTGAATGGATTTGTTGTAAACGTATGGTGGCTGTTAATTTAAAATGCCCATATACTGTCCCTCAAGCAAATCCACTTCCATGGACACAAAAATGGATAGCAGGAGCAGAAGTACAAGTAGCACCACAAGAAACAGAGATAACCTCTTATATTGTAGGAGGAGTTAAACAAGATGTATCAGAAGATACATTTGGCGGTCTTTCTTTATGATTGATAAATTATTTGAATGGCCGATATGGTTTACTTTTTTAGCAATAGTAATAATCACGGCAGTTTATATAGGCAGACAGAGTAAAAGATAATGATTGATTTAAATGAAATTGGTACAATAGATTACGAAGTCAAAGAGTTTGTTGCTCTTATACCACATAATGATGCTCATTATTGTTTTGTGCCAAGAGTTATTGACCAGAAAAATATTTTGAAATTACAAAAGATTATGATGGATATTGGCAATCATAATATTGAACAAGGTAAATGTGAAAGTTATCACACAGTAATGAAATTTGTTAACGACCATCCTATTGTGGAAATATATATAGAACGAAATATTTGACAAATTTTAAGTTTAGTGTTATACTTAAAGTAAGTCAATTATTTAGGAGAAAGAAATGACAAAAAAGGGCTTAGAATTTCAAGCATGGATACAAAATACATGGATGGAACACTTGGATGAAAAGTTGAATTGGAAGGAGTCTGTAAATTACACTCAAGCAGACTGGCTTAAGGAGAATTTAGAATTCTTAACTAACAAATTTCAGGAAGAAGTTAGAAACAAAAAATGAAAATAGTTCTCGCCACAGGCGGATTCGACCCGGTTCATTCGGGTCACATTGAATATCTTAAATCGGCTAAAGACTTAGGCGATATTCTTATTGTAGGTTTAAATTCTGATGAGTGGTTAGAACGCAAAAAAGGCAAATCTTTTATGCCTTGGAACGAACGACTTAACATTATGTCCAATTTACAAATGGTAGATGAAGTTTATACATTTGAAGATGAAGATGATACTGCTATAAATTTTATAAAACAAGTTAAAGCACACCATCCTAATGACCATCTAATATTTGTTAATGGCGGAGATAGAACAGAAAAAAATGTTCCAGAAATGATAGTTGATGATGTTGAATTTATATTTGGTGTCGGTGGTGAAGATAAAAAGAATTCAAGTAGTTGGATTTTAGAAGAATGGAAAGCACCGAAAACTGTTCGTAATTGGGGATATTATAGAGTATTACACGAGGATGGTGATGGTGCTAATCCTAAAACTAAAGTAAAAGAACTTACGGTAGACCCAGGACAATCTTTATCAAAACAACGCCATCAATACAGACATGAATATTGGGTAGTTACTCGTGGAATAGCAAGTATAGAATTAGAAGGTCAACCTAGGACTCTAGGTATACATGATACTGTAGAGATACCGACGGGATGGTGGCATAAATTAAGTAATAAGTCAAAAGACCCTTTGCGAATCGTAGAGATTCAAACAGGATTGAAATGTGAAGAAGAGGATATAGAACGTGCGCCCATATTATAATAAATATGAAAGCAACTGAAACGAATTTTTAACAAAAGGAGTAAAATATGCAAGGAAATACAAGAGTATACGATAGTAAGAATTCAATGAATCTATTGGGCTTATCTGAAACAGAAATAGCACAATTAATCGAATCATTGGCTAAAAATCCAAATATCAAAGAAGATACAAAAGAGCCAACATTAAAATGGTTACGTGAACAGTTCTCTGAACAAAAAATCGGCGGCGCATGGAAACGCAGAATCAGAGAAAGAGGCAATGTTATTTAAAAATGTTTAAACATTTTTTAATTGCAACTCTTATAACAGCCGCAATTATATTTGCTTTTATAAGATCTGTAGAATCAAATATCTCAATTGACTCTTTCGAACCAGGTGAAATTGTTTTAGCACATGAACTACTAGATAGAGACATGGCTATAATGGTATTAGGGGGTATTGACTATTATGTCGAAAGTTGTACGGCATTAACTGAACGTGGAGTCGAATATAGAAATCAAATTATTTCTTTTCATAGTATCGAAGAAGGCTTTCTGCCAATCAATCCAACATACATTCAAGGAATTTTAGCAGTTTCTGGTTATGACTGTTATGAAATGTATGAATTAATAATAGAATTAGACACAAACAATCTAGGTCTTATAGAAGAACCAGTTGTACCAGTTGATAAAGAAGAAAAAATTTCTTAAATAAATATCAATATGAGTAATTATCCTTCAAAGACTTGGTGTACATATCCCTTTTCATCTTTAGTTTTACATAATGGCGGCACA